AATCATAGCAAATCCATCAGGCGTGTGGACCATAGGCGGACCAGTAGCAGACTCAGGACTCACAGGAAGAAAGATAGTCTGCGACCAATATGGCGGATACGTTCAAGTGGGTGGTGGCGCATTCTCTGGAAAAGATCCAAGCAAGGTAGACAGAAGCGGTTCCTATGCAGCAAGAGAAATTGCAGTAAGAGCAATCGATAAATTCAAGAAATACGGACTAGCAGACGTTCAAATTCAAGTAGCCTATGGAATAGGTATCAAAGAACCATTAAGCGTCAACGTCATTCTTAATGGAAGTTTAACTGCCGATGATAGAAAAGAAATTCATGAATATATCAATCGAATTGAATTAACTCCAGGATCGATAATCAAACGTCTAGGACTCAAAGATTTAAAATACAGTGAAATAGCAGGCGGATGCCACTACTATGGCAAACACTGGTAGGAAACCCATTCCTGCAGAAGCCATCGACAACCAAAGTCATAAAAAAAACAGTGAAGAAATCGAGATGCGTAAAGAGATAGAAGCCAAGCTTAAAACTAAAGCAAAGCTGACAGTTCCTAAGTATCTAACAGATGAAGCCAAGAAAGAATGGCGAAGAATCATGAGATTGTATAATCAAATGGAATTGAAAATCCTAAACGATCTCGATATCACTGCATTAGTCATGTACTGCGAAGCAACAGCGATATATAAAAAGGCTCAAGAAACATGGGCAAAGGTGAATCAAGTCGTATCCGGGAACGATGCCGGGCAAAAAATGCTTGATAAAACATTTGCTACGATGGAAAAACAGTCTAAGATTATATCAAAATTGGCAGAGCAGCTTTGCCTAACTCCTGTAGGAAGAGCAAGAATTGGAAATGCTCACAGCAAAAACAAGCCAAAAAGTGATGTGCTTGATCTCATGAATGAGGAGGACTAGTATGGATTATCAAGATAAACCAAACTATATCCGAGAGTACATCGAAGAGATCGAGTCTGGACGAATAATAGTTTCTAAAAAAGTAAAGAAAGTATACCTAAAATGGATGAAGCCGATTATTAATGACGAGCATCCATTGTATTACTTTAACCCTAATCCGGGATTAAAATTTATCAAGTTTTCTGAAACCTATTGTAAACAATCAAAAGGCGAATGGTCAGGGAAACGTATTGAATTGATGTTATGGCAAAAAGCATGGGCGCAAACACTATTCGGAACACTAAGAAGAGATACTCATCACAGAAGATTTACAGAGAGTTTTCTAGTCGTAGCACGTAAAAACGGTAAAACCACAATGAATGCGCCTTTAACGCTCTTTGGAATACTCCACGAAAAAGGAGCAGAAGTCTACGCTGCAGCAACTGTAACAAGCCAAGCACAACGTATTATCGAAGAAGCTATCGACATGATAAAACGTGAAAGAGAACTTGATAAGATATTTTCATTTCGCATCGCACCACCTAAAAGCATTAAACTTAAAGGATCATCTTCCTTGGCCAAAGTATTGTCATCAAACGTTCAAACTTTTGATGGACTCAATACAAGCTTAGGAGTAATTGATGAGGTTCATGAACTAAAAAGACAAATCTATGATATTCTAAAACAGTCAACATCAGCCAGACAACAACCAATCATATCGATGATTAGTACTGCAGGGTTTGTAAGAGAAGGTCTGTATGATAATATGTACGACCACGCAGTCAACATTTTAGAAGGAATTAGCCCGGACGATACATTGTTACCACTAATCTATGAGATGGACTCAATCGAAGAGATAGCAGACGAAGCAATGTGGATAAAGGCAAATCCATCCTTAGGTGTCATCAAACAGATAAAATACATCCAGGATCAAGTTCAAAGAGCAGAGTCAGATAAAAACTATATGAACACAGTCTTAACAAAAGACTTTAACATCAGAGGAATCACAGGAAAAGGATGGCTAAGCTTCGACGATCTTAACAATGAGATTGTATATACCGAAGAACAATTGAAGAAATTCGACAATTCATTTGTTATAGGTGGGTTAGACTTGTCAAGAACTGGTGACCTAACAAGTTTCACAACAATGCTATTCGATAAAGCAGACATGATAGAAGGTAAGAAGCCTCGAGCGATAGCAATAACAATGTACTGGATCACCGCAAAATTCTACAATGAAAGAATTCAAGATAAGAACAATAAGATACCATGGGCAGCATGGGTTGAACGTGGACTTGTAAGAATATCAGGTACGGAACTTATAGAATACAGAGATATTGCAGATTACATCAGCAATAACTTTAGAGAAAAAGGATGGATGTACCAGTACATTCAATACGACAGATATTCAGCTCAATACTTAATATCCGACTTAGTTTCTAGAGGTTATCAGAAAGACACATGCCTAGTAGCGACAGCTCAAGGAGCAAAAACATTAAGTATACCTATGCAGTTGATTGAAGCAGATCTAAGACAAAAGGTATTGTGCTACCAAAACAATCCAATCACCAAATGGTGTTTATCAAACGTACAGCTTGAACAGGATAGAAATGGTAACTATATGCCTAAGAAAATCAATGATCAGAGAGAACGCAAAATAGACGGCTTTGCAACGATTCTAAACTGTTATGTTAGAATAGCAGATGATATAGGTTACTACCTAGGACCAAGAAGACAGGAGGGATAAGATGGGATGGTTTCAAAACGCAACTGAATACGTTGCAAATATATTCAAAGGTAAGAAAACAGGAAGTCAACTCAAAAGCCTAAATGTCAACAGTCCACACTTTACAGGCGAAAGTAATCCTAAATTAAATGAAACGTTTGTGACCGGGTGCAACACCCACGCAAGACATGGTTCTAAAATCAGACCTTTGGTTTATTACAAAGGAGCAGTCTCTTCTAACAAAAATACACTTAATTACTTACTAAGTACCAGACCTAATCCTGCAATGAATGCACCCACATTCTGGGAAAAAGTAGTCCTTGAGTATTACATGAATAATAACGCTTTGATATTTGTTGAAAGAGGCGACAGTATAGCGTCTGATAGAGTAAAAGCACTTTGGATAATCCCTACAGACTCTGTAGAGATACGATCAGACGAAAAGCAGCTGTACTTTAGATTCAGAATAGGCAGTCAGACATACATTACAGATATGAATGATATGATAATTCTGTCAAGAAACGTTGGCTTCTTAGTTGACACATTTGGAAAAATTGACAAATCGATTGAGCAAGTCATAAAGATAATCAAAACAAACTATGAAGGTCTAGAACAATCAATTCGAATGTCTGCATTTATCCGTTTCTTAGTTTCAACACCTACACTACTCTCAGAAGAACAAAAAGAAAAAAGAGCTAAAGAATTCTCTGACAGGTACCTTGGAAGCGAATCAGCAGGGATAGCATATATCGATGCAGCACAGCAAGTTATCCAACTAGATACAGCAAAAGGTAAATATGCAGATTCCGATGTGATGGGTTTACTAGAAAAGAAAGTTAAAGATTATCTTAACATCAATGATGCGATGCTTTCTGCAAATTATAACGAAGATCAGTTCCAAGCGTATTACGAAACTAACATGGAACCAATCGCTATAAAGATAGCAGCTGAACTGACAGAGAAAATCCTAAGTCCTAGAGAAAGAGAAGTAGGTAATGAGATCAGAGTGGATGCAAACAGATTGCAAACCGCCTCACTCAAAACCAGAGCTCAAGTTGCAGCCATTATTCAAAAATCACCAGTTCATATACCAAACGTTGTGAACGAACTGCTTTACATACCACCAGTAGAGGGTGGCGATGAACCATACACATTCCTAAACTACGCTAAGACACAAGAACAAAAAGAGCAAGAAGAGGAAGATAACATTACCAATCCCAAGCCTAAGGAGGATAAATAGATGGAAAAGAAGCTTATAAATGACTTGCGAATAAACCGTCATGGCAACTATATGAGAGAGTTCTCAGGAGTACATGCCAGATCAGAAGGAACTGAAACAGCACCAAAGATGATTGTAGAAGGACAACCAATTGTATTTAATCAAGAAACAATTTTATTTACTTATGAGGGTATCGATTATAAAGAAATCATCGATACAGCAGCATTAAACAACACTGACATTAGTGAATGCTTTCTAAAGTTTAATCACGATGACAATCATGTTGTAGCTAGAACCAAGAATAAATCCTTGGAATTAGAAATCAAACCTGAAGGTGTTGGAATCAAAGCAGAATTAGTAAACACTCAAGCAGGCAGAGATATGTACGAATTAGTTCGAACAGGCATCATCGATAAGATGAGTTTCGCTTTTACTATAGAAGAAGAATCCTACAATAAGGAAACCCACACATGGACAGTCCGAAAAATAGGTAAACTCTATGACGTAGCAGCAGTTGCTCATCCTGCTTATGAACAAACTGAAATCTATGCACGCAGACTTGGTGAGGTGGAGGCCTCACGCAAGAAGGAATTGGATGATTCCATTGCGAAAGAGAAGATTCAGTTAGAAAACAGACGTAAAGATGTGCTTGCAAGATTAGAAAATATAAAATAAGGAGATCAATGAAAATGAACATTGAACAATTAAGAAGTAAAATCGAAGCATTACGCAGTAAGATTGATGGCTTCAAAGTCGAAGCTAAGACAGCAACATCTGAAAGATTACTTCAAATCGAAGAAGAATCCAGAAATGCTGAAACAGAAATGGGTACTCTTAACACACAATTAAGAGAAGCATTAGCAAACAGATTTGGTCAAGCTCCAGTTATTCAACAACAACAACCAGGATCAACAGAAATTGACCAAAGAATTGCAAAAATGAAGAGAAAGAGCGCTCTAGCCGAAATCATCGGACGTGGCTTTAAAAAGCAAACTTTCTCAGAATCAGAAAAGCGCGCATTAGGCGTAGCATTAACAACTACTGCTGAAACTTATGTTGCAGCAACAGAACTTGTTGATGGTGTCAACAACGCTGGTGTATTTATTCCAACTAGTGTAGTCCTTGACCTTTTAAGAGAAGAAGGTTTATTAAGCCCAATCCTTCGTGATATTTCATTCACAAGCATTCCCGGCTTAGTAGAATTCGTATTCAGAAAATCACGTGATAAGGCAAAATCAAAAGCAGAAGGTGCTACTGGTAAAGACAATCAAATGGAATGGGATAAAGTAACTGGTGTCAAAGGTTACTTACAAACTATCATTCCAGTGACTGACGAAGTCCAAGCATTAACAGCATTTGACTTTGGTGCATATATCATCGATCAACTCATTCAAGATTTAAATGAAGATTGGGTTTATGACCTAATCTATGGTGCAGGAAACTCAGACCACATCAAGGGTATCACAGTAGGCGCTCTAGCAGCAGTTACTGGCGGATACGATGCAGGTAAAGAAATTGATGCATTGATTGCAGGGTTAGCAAAACTAACACCTAAGTTCCGTAGAAACGCAAAGATTTATGTTGCGACTGATGTCTACGACAAAATCCTATTCTCAACAGATGACAATGGCAACTTCAAGTATCCAGTTTTCAATAACTCAACAGGAATTTCTTCATTCGGTTCAGTAAGAGTTGAAACTGATGAAAACTTGACTGCAGGCGATTTCATCATCGGTAACGTTACCAAGTACTTCAAGGCAAACTCATTGATTCCAATCAGAATTGAAACAGATCGTTTCCCACGTAGAGGCGTTACTGAATATGTTGCAAGCGAATACTGCGCAACTGCTCCAGTTCCAAACGCATTCGTCCATGGCGTCAAGAAGTAATAGGCGGTACATAAAATGGGAAGAAATGCAGATCAATTGAAAGTTGCTTTGAAAAATGTAGCTAGCAAAGATGTAGATGGTTCTACAAAAGGCGAAATCCTTGAGAACTTCAATCTTCAATACGAAGACGTCGAGCTAACAATCAACGTTGTTGACTCTGTAGGCGAACCTGTAGCAACACCTACAGT